GTACGCTCCAGTTGGGAATTTATCTACGTCTTTATATGCGTCTGGACCCATTTTTACGACATAAGCGACAACTGTTGCAAATGATTCTCTATCTCTTGTTGCATCAGGTATATATACACCACCTTTTGTTTTCTCTTTGGGATAGTAAGGTATTACTAAAAGTCTGTAACCAGTTGGTTGTGGCAACCTATCAATAACAGAAGCATCTATTTTAGATGGGTCATCTTCATTTTTGTTAGGCTCTTCAGTCTTTCCAAAACTTTTGCCAATAGCTGGCGGTACAGGGTTGATTTGTTTTTTTGCCAGTAATCTATCTGGCACATAGAGCTTTTTACTCATCGTCTATTCCTTTCATCGAGGTTCTTATTTCTTCTTCACACCAAGTCAGTCCTCGTATTTGACCCACTGCAAACCGATAATCTTCCATAGAAGCTATCGAGCCATCAGCCAAAGATTGTGTTAATTCATCTCGTCTTTGGCGTATGTTCTTTAATAAATTTTGTGCTACCTTCACTCCGTCCATTATTCTTTTTCCTTATCCTTAAGTTCTACTACTGTCAAGCATATTGGACATTGATAAACATCCTTCAATTCCATTTTTTTTAATGCTGCCTTACATCTAATGCAAAGTTTATCTGTCATTTAGTTAAACCTTTTTGCTTCTCGTATGTCCGCAATCCACCAATTCCTAGCATTCCGCCAAGAACAGTTAAAAGTGTACCCATATCAAATTCAGGTAATTCTGGTAATTCTGCACCAGCAAAACTTGCACCAAATATAATTAAATCTTTCAAGATAAAATGATAGGCAAACGCAATAGCACACACCCATCCTACAGCAGGCCGCCACCCACCTTTAAATATTGACCCACTGGCGGCTTCTGCTTTGTTAATTTCTAATTGAGCAAGCAAAGCCTCTTGGGCGTGTTTTTCAGACATGGTGGCTATCTCGTGGGCGAGCTTTGCTTTTTGATCTTTGTCTTCTATGAATTTATCTAATAGTCCAGTAACAGGACCTATAAGTGCTTGTAACATGGCTACCTCCTAGTACACTTTAGTTCTTTTTTCATCTACATATGCCACAAGTTTACACATACATTTATAACTTTCAACCTTTTCTGGAATTTGAACAGATTGTTCAGTTAACTTTTCAGCATAGTACAAACAATTATTTACGTCTTTAAAATATATTTTTGCATCAATATTCATGTTTAAAAAACAAGTGAGAAGAAACGCACTCATATATCACCTTACATAAAATTAATAAAACAATTTAATGTTAATCTTCCGTCATCTATATTTTTGCCATAGTTCAAAGTACACTTATGATTTTGTCTAGCGTCAAAGAGCACTGCTGTATTTTGTACAAATTTAATACTTTGTGTCTCTTTATGATTTTCATCATAAATACTTGTGCCAGATTTCAAGTTTGTTTTTGATAAATAAACAATAATGGTTAAATCATTGGGGTCAGTGTGTATCATATCTTTTGATTCATCATCTTCTAGTCTAAGATGTATAACTGACTTCATGCTATATCTACCATTTAATATGCTTTGATTATCACATTTGTCTTTTAATTCTTTATTAACTAATTGCCATAAAAAAGGGTTAGTTAATTCTAATCTTTCACTTCTAAATCCAGGCCAATTAACGTCACCACGTTGTGATACTGGATAGTTTTCTAAATTATATAAAGGTACTTTTTTAAACTCTGGTTCTAACATTGCAAAATTATCAAAAAAATTTTGTATAATTAAAGTATTAAACATTAGCTTTTCTTGATCTTTTTAAAGCTTCTTTTGCTTTCTTTGCTATGCTCACAACTTCATTTTTTTTCATCACTTTTGCCCTTTGCTCCATGACAGTAAGGATTTGAATTTTTCTAGCATAAGGCTTTTTAATACGTTTAACTTTTCTAACTGTTGCACGAGCATCAGCAGGAGTTGCAAATTTAATCCTAACAGTATCTTTTGGATTTTCGTCAGTATAGAGTCTTCTGCCTGAACCTTTAGGTTTTTTGCCTGTGCCAACTTTTGGATCTTTTTTTGCCATTTATTTACCATTTCTATTCATTATCGCAGATGCTCCCATATATGCAGCAACGATGCCACCGCCAGTGATATAAAACAGATTACTAATATCGGCAAGTGCTTTGACTCTGTCGAGATCAACAAAAAACATCGCAGCAGTAAAAGTAGCCATAGCAACCAGACTAGCAGTAGCCATACGTCTTTGAGCTCTTTGCTTTCGTAAATCGTGCTCAAGTCTTTTGATTTCTGCCATATGCTCAAATTCTTCATCACTTACAATACCATCGCCATCAATATCATATTGCTCATATTTAGATGATTTTTGTAAAGTTTTTTGTTTCATCAAACACCAACCTTTTCTAAAAATGAATCAAAATTCCATGTATTGTTTGCCCCCCAAAAATCACAATACTTTCTATTAATTTTATATTCACTTAAATTTAATTTCATCATTTGATTATATTTATCAATACCAATAGTATCTTCTACAATAAAATAATCTCCTATTTTTAGAAAGTTATTTACTTTGCTAAATATTCCTTTCAAATTTTCGTGACAGTCCTCAACAACTATGATTGGAGATTCATATTCATCAAACTCAAAGTTATCTATTTTATGCACATCTAAATTAATAAACTGAATTTCTTTAATTGATTTTATAGGTTTAATATCAATAGTAACAATTTTAGTGTTTAAGGATAAGGACTTACAAATATCATTCATCCAAAGAGCAGAGCCTCCCTCGTATGCTCCAAATTCTATTATTGTTTTAGGTTTTACATCTTGTATTAATTGTTGATAAATGGTCAACGTCATTGGATCTTTCATTAAAGTAAGATTTTTCCATTTAAATTTTTCCCACTTTGCATTATGTATATCAACACAATTATTTGGTGCTGTCATCCTCTTTTCTCCTTATACAACCATGCTAGAACTATTATAAATCCTACCACAGTGCAAAATAACACAATCCAACCAACAACTTCCCATATCTTGCGAATAAGCTCTTGTCTCTCATAAATCTCTTCTTTTCGTTTCTTTCTTATCTCGGCTTCCATTCTAAGAATTTCATTCCATGAATTGGCTCCGTAGTGAAAATTGATAAATGATTTAAGTTCTTGACGTTGTGCTTCAAGCTTTTTCTTAGCTGTAAAAGCCTCTATAGCACTAGCTTCTATTTCTTTGCCTTTAAATAGTTTTCTAAGTGGAGATGCGTTCTTCGCGGATTTTTCAGTATTTTCAACATCTGATATAGCACCCATCCAACGACTCAAATCTTTTCCCATAGATTCAATTTCACGTCCTGCGGCGAAACCTTTTTTGATTGCACTGAAAGCCGTATTAGCGGCTGTAATGGCTATGCCAATTGAGGCGGGATCGAGCATTAAAATATCCCCTTAAATTTTTGTGGTTTTGCTATCTCAGAAAACTTTTTGATGATGCCACCATCACGTTTTTTTACTGGTTTTTTTCGCTTTCTTTTTCGGCTTTGAGGTTTTGGCTTTGACTTTCCCGCCGTTGACAACGCTATTGCTATTGCTTGTTTCTGCGGATACTTCTCTGACCTCAACTTCCTGATGTTTTGGCTGATCGTTTTTTGGCTCTTGCCTTTCTTCAACGGCATGACCTTGCTCCTTTGCTAATCTTCTTTGCCTTTTCTTCTCTTTCTCAACTTGCCATATCTTTTCTCTTATAGAACTAACCATAATTTATCCTTTCATTGCTCTCATTGCGGCAATATCTCTTTGAGTTTGATCTTTCTGTGCCGCTATTTCTTCTTGTTGATCTAACCTTTGTTGATCAAGGAGTACATCATTTCTTTCTTTCTCTTTATCAAGCATTTGCTTTTTATCAAACTGATCTTGTTTTTGTGCAATCTCTTGACCTCTCAATGCTAACTCTTGCTTTCTGATTGTTACAAGAGGATCTTCACTCGGAGGTGGTGTTAATGCTTGTGCATATTGCTCTTGTATCTCTGCAGCTAACTCAGCACTTCTTGAAGCCACTTGTGTTGCCATTTGTTGCATTGCATTAGGGTCTTGTTGCATCATAGCTTGTTGTTCTGGTGGAACGGAAGCCATAACTTCTTGTTGTGCTTGTAGTTCAGACATCATGGCTATGTGCTCTGATATATGCCCTTGTAATGTCATAAGTATTGCAGCATTAGCTTGTGCAACTGGCGTACTAATCATAGCTAAATGAGCTGTAATATGTGCTTGATGATTTTGCTCTGGAAAAGCCTGTAAGCTACCACCCTTTAATGCCTCTTGATTTTCTTTTGCTGGATTCATGGGCATTGGCTGTGGGGGAGGTTGCAACACAGCCTCTATGTTCGTGACCCCTAATGCTTCATACATTTTCCTATAAGCTTGGTACATTCCATTCGGCCCATGAATATCTGGATTGCTTTGTGCTAATTGAAGTTGTGTTTGTGCCAAAGCAATACGTTGTGACATAGAAAATATATTTGGATCAGAAACTGGTAATATGTCTATACGATCATCAAAATCTGTCTGCTTAACTTCTGGTGGTGCTCCAGGTACTTGATAGGGATACATAGGCACATCCATAGCAAACAAACGTGCAAGTAGTTTGAATTCAATCTTTTGTGAATAGTGTAAGCGTTTATGAATTGCAGACATTACCTTTGTGCCACGTTCCATAATAGCCATTGTTGTGCCAACTGGTGCGTTGCCTTGCATCTCGCCAACTTTCATGTCGGCCATTGATGCAAAGCGTCTACCAGAGTCGATAAGCGTTCCAAGTAAAGAATACAAGGTTTGAGATGGCTCCTTAAATGGTAAAGGCATGATTGCTTGACGCAAATCCATACCAACCATATCTACATCTCTGAACTCGCCAGGATTTAGTGGAGACTCGTCATCTCTAATCCTTGCACCTCTTGCTTTAAACCCTGCAGGTAAGTTAGACAAAGTACCTGCGTCAATTAATTGTCTAAGTATTGATGTTGATGCTCTTGATAAGCCACCTATCATATGAGTAAGACCAAACCCATAAAACCCAAGACCAGGTAGGAACTTATAATGAATAAAATAAGGGATCTTCCTACGGAACGGATCACCT